GGGATCGCTCACGGCTTCTCCGGATCCAAACGCGCCGCCCCCAAGTTGGATGTCAAGGATTTCCTGCCGTTCCCGGATTGGAACCCCGAGAGCGCAACCCGTATCGGGCCCAGCGACGAAACTGTGGCCCAGTTGAAAAATCTATTGCTCAAGCGTCAGATTCCTATGCATGTGTTTACTTCTCTGATTACCCCGATCAGCCAATCCACGTAAAATACGATTAACGTATAGGACCCAGTCAGTGCCTGACTTTCAGATCAGAGTAACATCTGACACTAAATCAGCAGAGGAAAACCTTAGAAGATTAGATACAGTCGCGACTTCTGCTACTAAAGAAAGAAAGCTTTCTATAGATACAAGTGCTTTATCTAAAAGTCTTGAGCAATTAAAGCATGTTGATATTGGTAAGTTCAGTAAAGGATTAAACGATATTCAAGATAATGTCAAAGAAGCGTCTAATACTATTAAGCAATTCTATAGTGTCGCAAAAATGGCGCCTACGCCTTTAGGTGACCAAATACGACAGTACGAGCAACTAGCTAAAGGCACAATGGAAGTAGCGAAAGCTGCTCCTCAAGCTGCTGCTTCACTAAAACAAAACGCAGAAGCTGGTCAAATACTAGCTAACTCCTATAACGCCGCAAGTGGTGGCGCGATGAAGTTAGTTGAGAACCTCGCCAAAGTGGGCTTTGCGATGTACGGCATACAACAAGCCGTAGGTATGGTCAAAGGTGCATTCCAGGGTTTTTTTAACGAGACAGTGGGGCGAGAGATCCAACTACGTGAAACAATCTTAAAGACGCAGACTACACTAGCTTCTACAAGTAAAGTCCTAAAGAACGGAAAAGAGATCACTGATCCATACGAGAAGATTGTCAGTCTTACAGGTTCTATCGAAGGACGAATTGACAGCATTCGAAAGCGATCTATTGAGCTTGCTGGAGTCACATCCAATGATGTCATCGAAGTTTTCGGCATCGTATCGTCTCAAATTGGCAATATAGGTGGAGGTCTTAAGGAAGCAGAAGACCTTGCAATCAGTTTCTCGGCCGCTCTCGGGACATTCGGCATCCCGCTGTACCAGGCACGCCAGGAGATTGGATCGATTCTTCGCGGACAGATCACAGAAGATTCTTACTTAGCAAAAGCATTAGGTATTACATCACAGGATATTCAAAAAGCTAAAACGCAAACCGGCGGTGTCGTTGCTTTTATTCAGAAGAAATTAGAAGCTTCTGTTGCTGGTCAAAGGATCGCAGCTCAAAGCTTCTCTGGAGTCATGAGCAATATTAAAGACTTGCAAGAACTTGTAAATCAAGAGTTCGGCAAAGGCCTGCTCGACCCTATGATCAAGGGACTGTCTAGTGTGTTTAACTATCTAAACAGTATCCGTGACACCCTTTTCGCAATCAGTAAGGAAGCTGGAGCGGGTTTAGGTAAGCTTTTTAGTTCAAATCTAACCTCTATATTTGGCGGATCAGACCTGTTTAAAGGATTAGGAGAAAACGCCGCGCGGGGTGCCCAAGGATTCGCCACTGCTATACAAAAGGCCTTTTCCTCCCTACAGTCGGATATTAATACTTTTATCGCACCGCTTCGCAATATATTCGAAGAACTAGTCAAAATCGCCGCTGTTTTACTGCAGGGTTTTGCCGAGCTCGGTAAAGGCTTTGTTTCCATCAAAGTGGAAGAGTTCAAAGCACTACTAACCATCTTTTCTAATCTTAGCGAGATAGCGACCGTATTTGCTGCTGGCTTATCCGAAGTCCTTAAAGTCTACGGGCAGCTTCTGCAACTACCTCCTGTCCAAGCCTTTGCCCAGCTCCGCGCCGAGATCGAGATTCTAGATCGCTTAGGTGTCACCAAGATTATCCAATTCGGTGTAGTAGCAGTTGGTCTTATCAAGCCTTTCCAATCGGTTGTTACATTCTTCCGTACTCTTGTAGCAAGAGTATCTGCCAGTCTTTCTGAAATTATCGGAAAGGTCGCTGCTGCTGTTAATAAAATTGCAGCAATGATTGAAGCAATGAATAATAAGCTTGTATCAGCAAGTACTGCTGCAAGTTCTGTCGCTACATCTAATGCTGGTGCAGCCCGTGTCAGATCCACTGCTGCGTCGGCCGGAGGAGCCGCCACGAGTGCTTTTACTACTGCAGCTACTGACTACGGTAAGAATCTCTCATCGCAACTAAATACAGCTTTAGCCAGTCCTGTTGTTACTAAACTGCAGGATAGATTCTCTGTATTAGGTTCTGCATTAGCTGGTAAAGCTATTCCAGCTGTATCCGCATTAAAATCAGAAGTCCAAAGTCTTAACGCATCATTTAGTAATACCGGGCCTATGGTCTCAGGCTTCTACCAAAAGCTTCAAGGATTCAGCATGGCTGCACGGAATACTGTAACACCAGCTATATCTAATATTAAAGAGTCTGTAAACTCATTTCGTTCTAACGCAGTAAATTCAACAGGTACACAAGCTTTCCGTACTACACCTATAGATGCAGCCCCTAATAGAGGCGTCCCAAATATCCCTGTAATACCCACTCAAGTAACAGCTAGTTATCAAAGCGCCAAAAAGAATATAGCTGATCTCACTTCGTCGCTGTCGTCTGTATCGGCCCCTGCTCAGGCATTTAAACAAGAAATGTCGAATGTAGGTTCTGCAACTACGAATACCGCACAACAGACCCAGGGCTTTCTTGGATCTGTCAAAAATATGGGAGGTGCTTTTACGAATTTAGGGCAACAGCTCGATAGAGGTAGCGTCAACCTCCAGAAATTCTCAAAAGCAGCAACCAGCGGCAGCGCTGCTGCAGCTTTAGCCATAACTGCTATGGGTAACGCTGTGGGCACATTCATTAAAGCGAATCTTATAATGCTGGCTATTCAAGTTACAATCACAGCTTTAATTAACGTATTCGGTCATTTCCAGCGTCAGCAAGAAGCTATTGCGCGTTCTCGTAAGGCTGACGAAGCTCTAAAAGAATTAAATACAAAATATAAAGACCTTAGTGAGAGTGCATCAGAAGCTGAAAAAGCACATAAAGCATATTTAGAGACTCTTGTAAGCGGCGAGTACAGCAGTGTTATTGATGAGCTAAATACTATCAGAGAGGAGATACAAGAACAAAAAGGTCCAAACATATTCGAAAAAATGGGTAATAGCGTCAAATGGTTTGCTGGTGAACTCCAAAAACTTGCTCGACAATTCGGTCCGCTGCTGACACTTCTTGGCGGCAGTGCAGCAGGTATCGGAATGGCCAGTCTGCTTAAAGCACCATTTTCTAAGCAAGATCCTAATACTAAAAATAAACCGGGTGATAACACGGTATTCGGTTTCGACACGCGCAATATTACCGATTTCATGGGCCGTCACAGTAAAGACGGGTGGTACATGCAGGAAAAACAAAAGCGCGAAGCTTACTTACTATCCCGTTCTGTAGAGTTCGCACCTAAAAACAAAGACGGCACTGCTGCAAACGATAACGTAACAACCCAGGCTGCTGAAAACCGTGCCAATCTCGAACGACAGCGGCAGCTTGAAAAAGAATTTGCCGAGCGTCGTCGCGCCTTCGAGGAAGATCTTGCCAACTTCCGCAAGTCCCAGGAGGACGCGGTCTTCGAGCGTCGTCAGTCCCTGGCCCAGAAGGAAATCGACATCTTCCGCGCTGCTGGAGAGCTCCGCATCGCCCAGATGGAGCAGGCCAACGCGAAGCTCCTCGAAGGTGAAGAAGGTGCCTCCCGGGCGGCCATGGAAGCGCTGAACACCTATATCACCGAGCGCGAGAAGGGAGAACTGGATATTGAAGCGCAGAAGAAAGAGATGTCTATCGAGCTCGTAAAAGTAGAGAAGACGCTAGCCGACTATAGGCTTGAGCAGGAGAAGCGAATTGCTGAGATCCGTAGAAAGGCGGATCAGTATGCTTTTGACATTGCTAAAGCAAATGCACAGATAGCAAGTAGTGGTGCGATGTCTGCAGGTAGCAGCGGTACCGGTGGTGTAACTGCTGTATCCGGTGGTAAAGCCTTCGATACCGGCCTACGCACTGGTCCTGCTCACCTAATAGGAGGAAGCGCGGAGTATCACCAAGATATGGCATTCGGCACTATGGTGTCATTGAAAGAGCAAGTGGCTCTTGTGAGACAAATGGCACAAGAGTACGACAAAATTGGACGGAAGATGGAGCTATCTAATAATGGTGTTGCGGGGAAAGTCTTTCCAGTAAATGGATCAGAAGCTGAACAAACCGAATGGGTAACCTCAGCCCGAGCAGCTCACCGAGCCCGTAACGGAGGAACAGGTAGAGATGCTATTGATTTCTATACACCCCTAAAAGGCACAAATCGGTATCACAAATCTGTCGAAGACACCCCAATGCTGGCTCCTGTAATACCTGGAGCAGAAAAACAGTATTTCAGTGGTGGACCTGCAGGGGCAGGTATGCGCCTGGTGAAGAACGGGCAGAAAATGTTCTCTCTAATCCACGGACGTACAGATAGAGTATTACCCCAAAACGGCATGTTACCCGCGAGCATTCCTGCTCAAACCACGGCAACTGCTTCTGCTAGACCATCTCAGTCAACAGCGAATGCCAATACGATCACGGGGAAAGAGCAGTTCTTAATAGGCGAACTAATCAGACGTGGTTTTAAGGATGTGCAAGTAGCCGCGATAATGGGATCTGCAATGCAAGAGTCTACATTAAATCCAAGCGCACGAGAGAAGGGGGGTGCAGGACTTGGTCTATTCCAGTGGACTGATTCCTTCCGCAGGAATCAGGTTCCTGCACTTACGGGTAACTTCCAAACAGATGCTAAAAATCAATTAGACCTCTTCCAAAAGGAACTCGCTTCAACTGAGAGTGTTGCCGGTACTGCCTTGAGAAAGGCGAATACTCTTCAGGAAGCTGGCGCGGCTATGAAGCAGTATGAACGTTATGGTAAAGCGGGTAATAGATATAAATACATGGAAGAGTATTATAATCGTATAAAGAGCGGCAATCTACAAGGAGCGCCTAGTTCAGGCGCTCCTAATGCGCCAGGCGGTACTAGCGGTGGACTGAATATTCCACTCCCCGAGTACGGATCCACCGTTGATAATCCGCAGCACATGCGGACGATTACAGACTTAGAGAACAAGCTGGTTGCTAGTACTCAGAAACTAGCGGATCTCCGTGCTTCTCTTGCTGACATCGGCAATTCTAAGAACTTTGAAGCTGTCGGTAAAGCATTCGAGCAAGCGCTTCCGGGGAAAGAGGACTTCGAAGCGATGGAAAGTGAAATGTTCGGCACAATGCAGACCATTGCCGCATTAGGCACCGCCACTAATGCAGCCTTCGACCCAGAAGCTTCCAAGCTCACTGTGGAGCACGCAAAGAATCGCATGATTGCAGAACGCGAACTAGCTCAAATGAGAGCACACATTGCTGGTGATACGCGACTTACAGACCAAGAAAGAGTAAAGATGCAAGAAACACTCAACGGTATAGCTGCTAAATACAATGAGACTCAAGCACGGACGCTTGAACTCAAGCAACAGCAGCTAGGTGCCGAGCGGGCTCTTGCTTACATTCAGGAAACCCAGCAGCGCACTCAGCAACTGAAACAATCGGCTGGAGATAACCGGAAACGAGCTGAGATGCGGCGTAGCGGGATGCGACAAGAAGACATCGACTACCAAATGCAAGTTGATGCGATTAATCGTGATTATGAAGAAAAAGTAAAGGGCTTTAGCTCAGTCAATCCCATGGCTAACAAGATCGGGCAGGCTTTTAATGGGTCAGTAGATACTAGCTTTCTCGCACCAGCACTCCCAGCTAACAACATCGTCCCCACGACGGGTAAATCTACCCCCGGCACTACAGCAGCCACAACCCCGAGCACGAATCCACTTACAGCTATCACAAGTGGTTTCTCTCAGAACATTGTAAAAGTAGAAGCCGCAATGTTTTCTGCTGCTGCCACTGCATCGGGGACCTTAGGACCAGCCCTTACTGCTGCTCTATCACCTGAAAGTCTCCCAACTCTGCTGGGTGATCTATCAAAGATCGGTACTGAAATAACGGATCCTTCTGGCGGTCTACGTGCGCAAGCAGGACAGGCGAAAGAAGGTCTCTTAGCAGCGGCACAAAGTGACTACGAAAGTGCTAGAGCCTTAAACAGCCCTATTCTACAACTCGTCGGACAGTGGCGGCAAGAATTAGCCGATACTGAAGGCATGGTTGCTAGCCTTGCTGGCACGATCCAATCAGAGCTCTCCGGTGCCATGAGCACCAGCCTTATTGGACTCGTCAACGGCACCAATACGGCGAAAGAAGCCTTCGGTTCGATGTTCCAAAGCATCGGTAAAACGATGGTCGATACCGCAACACAGATGCTGTCGAAATCTCTGATGACAGGTCTGCTGGGCGGTGGGGCACCGGGCGGCGGCCTCCTCGGCAGCATCTTCGGTCTCGGTGGCGGTGGCGGCGGCGGTGGCCTCGGGAGCCTCTTGGGAGGCCTCTTCGGTGCTCGTGCTGCTGGTGGTAACGCGGACGCTAACCGTCCCCTCCTGATTGGTGAACGCGGCCCTGAGATCTTCGTACCCGACATCGGTGGCCAGATCGTCCCGAATCACCGCAGTCAGGCCTACGCCGCGATGTCCAGCCCTATTGACGACGGCGCTTTTCCAGTAACGCAGAAAGGCGGCACAAATATTGAGCCCTCAGACCCCTTTGCTGCTAACAAGAAAATTCTCGATTCAATCGCTAGTGTGTCGCAGAAGCGCAATGCAGATAAGTCTTTATCAGCTATCGGTGGTTCTGCAGAGATTAAATACAGTCGCGTCAACTCAGGTGACCTACCCTTCATCACCGAGGACGATGCCTTGCGAATAGCCAAACAAGCCGAAATGAACGGCGCTAAGATGGGTCAACAGCGCACCCTCGCGGCTCTGCGCAATAATCCCAGTACAAGAAGAGGTATAGGCATCTAATGCAGATCGCGATTGGTACTTATATTAACTTCAGATTGTTCGCCGGTGCTGATACGGGTTACGCCTTCCAGAACTTCCACACAAATGCGACACGTAGCTATGGAGGAGTGAACTATATCTACGCTGGTTTTGGATTTAGCGGCACAAGTATCGACTTACAGGGTAGTTCCATCGAGGCTCAGCTAGTGTTTGCTGTTAGCGATCTGCTGCTGTCTTTTATTCAGCAGGCTGCTGATGATCGGTGGATCCTCCGAGTGCGGACAGTTTGGTTAAACCCTGACTCACTGGTGGAAACCTCCACCTTCATGGAGGAAATTTATCAAGTCAATGGTTTTCAGCATGATGGTAGCCGCTTAAGTCTCAAGCTGGGTAGTCCGTTAGATGCTGTTAAAAGTCATATTCCAAAACGGACTCTTAGACAAGAACTTGTTGGTTCTCTACCTTCCTCGGGGCAGATTAACTTCTGATGTCATTAACCCCTTACAAAGGTCATATTGTCCTTCTCCCTGAAGACAGGGAGCTCATTGATGTCTTAGGTATCACTGAGGAGGAGTACCGCTCCTTTGTTCGAGAGGCGATGAAGCGCTCTCGGATTGAACCAGGGAAACCGCAGGCGCTACTCCTCATACCTTTTGTTGCAAATCTTGTTATAGGTCTTGCCCTTAGCTATGTAGGCAATCTTCTCGCCCCTAAGAACACAGGGGGCAAGGGACCGAATATCCGACAGACCCAGAAGCAGGGTCAAAATATTGTAAGCCAAACAGAATTTGCCCCTAAAGTTGGCTTTGATTCACTACAGAACGTAGTAGAACTCGGCTCAAGTGTTCCCGTCATTTATGCAAAGAGGGAAGTCATCAATGGTTTTACATACGGTGGAGTACGTGTTAATACAAACCTCGTTTGGTCCCAGATGCAATCCTATGGAGGTAACCAACTCTTTAGGGCAATCTTCTTAATTGGTGAAGGAGCTATCGGCGCTCTTGACCCAACTCAATTCGCTTTTGGTGATAATACGATTAACGGCTACGATTTAGGACTAGGTAATTCTTCCAATAGTAGAGTTACCTTTTATCAGAAAACCAACGGCGGTCGCATCACAAGCGCTGATCGCATAGCGGGCCGAACAGCAGATAAAGATCCAGGTAACGCCCAGAACCAGGGAGCACCTGATGTCTTCCATGTGCAGAGTATAAATAATGAATGGAGACCCGACTTTTGCTATTCATACAAACCGGCCACTCAAACGCAATTCGGTGTCTATTCACCTATTGGTGTTGGCTTAGGCTACCGAATTAACCCCAGTATGCGTCCCGCTGTCGCAGTGCGGACAGTCCCCGAGGGCGATAAAGGAAAAGTCAAATTACAATGTGATAAAGATGGTGTAGCACTAGCGCAGCGTAACAAGTACAATACTAAGTTCAAATCACGTAGCGGTATCATCCGTATTAATGGAGTCAACTTCAACAATGATGACGGAGAAACTAGAACACTAAATGTAAACGATACTGTTACTTACTTCCTTGAACGTAGGAGCGATGCACGGCGTGAATTTAGAGGTGGGCAACCTGGCAATGACCACAAAGAGACTTGTAATGATGTTGCTCAAGCAGTTGCAAGCCGTCAGAAGAACTGGGACGACTCCTGTTCTATCGGGGATCTCTACAAGCTCGGGACTGCTCAACTGATATGCGAATCACGCTCTCCCATTGATGAAGTCTTCTCCTCCGAGGTCGATCAGGACCCGATCGGCGGCGGACAAGACATGGCGGTCACCTTCCGTGTCGTCAAAAGCGGCATAGCCGAACTTACCAGCCTTTCTGGAGTTGGCACAGGCACTTCAAGATCACATCTCTTGAAACTGTCTATCTGTGCTTTTACTTTATCAAGGGCTACTCAAGTTATCGAACTAGGCTTCAAAAGCACCCTCGGTATCCGCATCAATGGCTTATGTAATTTTAAAGATGCGATCAGTCATAGAGAAATCGACGGCAGAGCATGCGAACACTACAGAAATAGAGTATTCGGCAAGGGGCAGAGCCTAGGACTGAGCAATTATTCCTCCGGATCCTTTTCAGGATCAGAGCGCCGCTACTCCTTTTTCCGTATTGGTTACCGTGTAGCAGGCAGCACCGACGCTTATATCTACATGAGTCAGTGCTTCGGTTTTGCCGGAGTAACGCAACAGAACCAATTCAACTATATCCGCCTTCAAATGCCCAGATTTGAAGTCTGGGAGTTCAAGATAGAACCCTTATCAGGTTGGGAAATACGTTCTAACCAGGCTACAGGATCATTAGAAGTTCTTGATGCGAAGATTAGTCAAACCAGAACTGTGTGGTCTTCTGACGTTGGCGCTACATTCAATGGACGGGCCATAAGCCGGGAAAGAAAGACCTTTCAAATGGCCTGTACGAGAGATCGTAATCTAGGTGTTGAGAAGCAGGATACACGAGATTATGCAGACGATTGGGGTAAGTTAGCCGAAGCCTTCGTTTATGACGAGATCCAAAGCTCAGCTCGCACTCCTGAGCATGAATTAGCGTACATCAATATTATTACACCTAATACTGTAACGCCTACTTATGATAATCTAGCGCTTATTGGCATGAATATTCGGAGTAGTACCGAATTTTCACAGCTGAAACAGCTTTCCGTTTACGTTACTAGCGGCTTAGGAGGATACCACACTTTCCCACAAGTCCTACAAGATCTCTTATCTAACTCGCGCTACGGTCTCGGTGCGACCCTAAGTGCAGAACAGATCGACAATGATCTACTGCTGTCGGCTACATCGTGGACATACTCTCGCCGCTACTTCTGGGATGGCGCTCTCCCCGAGCCCGTCAACATCCGGCAGTGGGCCAGCACTACAGCACCCCATTTCCTACTCGAATTTGTAATCAAAAATGGTAAGTTTGCTTTACAACCTGCCGTTTATTTTAATCAGCCGGAAGTAATAACTAATCTATTCACAAGTGGAAATATTCTGGAAGACTCTTTTGAATTTTCTTATGCTGATACGGAAGAACGTATACCGAAACGAGTTTCTGTAAAGTGGCGACACGAAAGACCGGCGAATACAAATGATTCAGCTGGGATTTTCCCATTAATCCGTGAAATTAATATCCGTGAGGTAGGCACGCCCGCTGATGCTCCGCTAGAAACCCTCGATTTAACCGATTTCTGTACCAATCAGGAACATGCAATAGATGTTGCAAAATACATTTGTAGAGTTTCTCGTCTTGTTACACACTCGGTATCTTTTAAGACTGTCCCAACAGAAGCCGGCCTGGAAATCGGTAGATGTTTCAAGCTAGGCCTTGAAACAGTCAATTATGCACAACCTAATAACGGTGCTATAAGTTCTGACGGGACGATTACAAGTATAGATCCGATTTCTAATGGTACTTATGATGTACTACTGTGGAATGGCACTACAAATGCGATTCAGCAGGTTCAGCTTAATGTAGTTAATGGAAAGGCGACGAATTTCTCAAACGCTGTCTTCTGTATAAAAACTGCTACAGTATCTACTGTAGCCTACAAAGTTCAATCACTTTCTTTTGACGAGGAAGGGAATCTGCAAGTAGAAGCTTCTGTCTTCCCTCTTAAATCAAATGATTACAGCTTAATTACCGAAGGTTGGGAAGTCCCAGGAAACTGGATTATAGAAGGCGAAATTGCCGGAGGAGAAACAGACGCATTTGAAGAAGCCTTCTTCGATGGCGTTAACATCCTTGGTCCCAGCTCTTTAACCAAGAATGTAGCCAATGAGTACACTGCTTTAATCAGCGGAACCGTTGGGGTTTACACGTACCAATGGTCTACAACCAACTCTGGCGTCACTTTTAGCGCCCCTACAGCAGCGACTACACAAATTACAGCCGCGAATGAAGGTAATGTGCAAATACAGGTTACGGTTGCACAAATCCTGCCTGGGGGAACTGGGAATACAGTAACGCAGACCAAAACAATAGAAGTTCTAGGTGCGAATACACTTCTTAACCTTATTGGAGATGTAGAGATTAAAGGGCCCGCTACTGTTGGGACAGACATACCTGCTGTTTATACTGTCGAATACACAGGACAGTCCACGCCTATCAGTAGTACTTCTATTCAGGTTGGGGGGTCTTACCAGATACGAAGTATAGGTACTACGAATTTCACTTTAATCGGCGCACCTAGCAATACGGTAGGCACAGTATTCACAGCCACGAATGTCGGGACGGGCACTGGAAGCGTAACCGATCTCGATGATGTCTTCATTTCATGGAATTGGGATTCCACAAACTTAGGCGCAGATGTAGACATCACCGAGTCCGGCGCTCCGATAACAGGTGTCACGTTCCTTGCGGGTGGAACATACAATCTCAGAGTTACTCTTAGCTCAGCGACAGCCGCTGATAGCCCTAAAACAGCAACTTTGTCTGTTGTTGTTGATGCCCCGACTATCACTGTAGTCGCGACAGATCCTGATGCGAATGAAGTAACACCGCCAGCGGTTGCAGATGGTGGGCTTTTTACTTTAACTCGCACAGGACCAACAACAAATCCATTAACTGTAACTGTAGCCCTAACCGGAACGGCTATAAATGGCATCGATTACACTCATTCTTTACTGACTAACGCGCCATCTGCTGGTTACAAAGTTGTATTCCAAGCAGGGTCTGCCACAAGTCTGATTCCTATCACCATAACTCCAGACGCCCTCACAGAAGCACCTGAGACAATTACATTAGAAATAGTCAGTGATCTGGGCTACGAATCGGGTACTCCTTCTAGTGCAACCATAGTTATAAGAGAAAAGGCTGGACCTAATCAAGTCTTTGCAGGACCTTCTACAGGGATAGACTCTGCTCCACCGTCCTTCAGACAATTAACTACTAATGATTTACCTAGTATAGGCACTGCGGGCACTTACACCAAAGTCACTACAGACTTAAAAGGCCGCGTTATTTCGGGTTCTAATCCTACAACCCTCGAAGGATACGGAATCACAGATACATATACTTCAGAATATATAGACGCTATGGTGCAAGGGCTAAAGCCTAAGCAACTTGTACGAGTCGCTACGACAACAAATATCACGCTATCGGGGGCGCAGACTGTTGATACTGTCACTACTTTAGCTGCAGGCGACCGTGTCCTGGTAAAAGACCAGACTAATAAATCTCAGAATGGCTTTTACAACTACAATCCAGCAGGAGCATGGACGCGCACAGCGGACTTTGATGAATGGTCAGAAGTCCCAAATGCTTATGTATTTGTTAGAGAAGGTCTGGTCAATGCGGGCGATAGTTTTGTCTGTATAAGTGGCAGCAATTTGTTTGGTGCTAGTGAAATAGGCTCTTCAGATATTGAATTTATCTTATTCAGTACTGCTCTTGAGGTATTTGTTTCAACAGGCCTTAATAAAATAGGAAACACTATATCTCTGGCCAATACCTCTGTTACTGCAAATAACTACGGAAGCGCTTCTCAAGTTGCGACATTCACTGTCGATGCGCAAGGACGCCTCACTGCTGCAGCGAATGTCGCTCTAGGTATCGGTACGGTTGCCAATAAGCCAATTATTACAGGCACCGGCGGAGCTTTGGTCGCAGGATCTTTTGGCACAACAGCTAATACTTTTTGTGAAGGTAACGACAGTCGTCTGTTAACTGCTGGAACAGTAACCAGCGTGGGACTATCACTCCCCACGAGCCTGTTCCAAGTAACCGGCAGTCCCGTAATTTCAAGTGGTGATCTCACCGCTACTCTTTCGCCTCAGAGTCCTAATCGAGTATTCGCAGGCCCCGCTGCGGGCGGTTTAAATTTTGCGCCTGTTTTTAGAGCGTTAGTAGCTGCTGACTTACCGGATTCTGGAGTTGTTGACGGGAATTATGGAAGTGCGAATGCTGTTCCTACAGTTACTTTAGATAAAAAAGGTAGAATTGTTTCTATTGTTAATACACCTATTGCCATTAGCAATACTGCTATTACTGGATTAGGTACTGCCTCCACGAGGAACGTTCCAGCAAGTGGCAATGCCGCAGATACTGAAGTCGTTCTCGGGGGCGATAGCCGGTTGAGCGACGCTAGAGCGCCGTTGTATGGGAATCAGAATCCGAATCTGGTACTCGCTGGACCATCTGCTGGTACTACTGCAGGAACACCAACGTTCAGAGTTTTAGTAGCTACTGATATACCAACACACAACCAAGATGCTTCAACTATAACCAGTGGAACACTCAGTTCAGCAAGACTACCTGCTTTTACAGGAGATGCTACCAGTACATCCGGTACGTCAGCTCTTACTCTTTCTAACACAGGTGTTACAGCCGGTACCTACAATTCTTCTACATCAATTACACCTTTTACAGTAGATGCTAAAGGCAGACTAACATCTGTCGGTACAGCAGTAACCATTACTCCAGCCTTTAGCTCTATCACTAACAAGCCTACAACCCTTAGTGGTTACGGTATTACAGATGCACTGTCAAACGGTAATCAGAATCCAAATCTGGTACTCGCTGGCCCTTCCACTGGCAGTACTGCAGGACCACCAACTTTCAGAGCTTTAGTAGCTACTGATATACCAACACACAACCAAGATGCTTCAACTATAACCAGTGGAACACTCAACGCACTGAGACTACCTGCTTTTACAGGAGATGCTACCAGTACATCCGGTACGTCTGCTCTTACTCTTTCTAACTCAGGTGTTACAGCCGGTACTTACAATTCTTCCACATCAATTACACCTTTTACAGTAGATGCTAAAGGTAGACTAACATCTGTCGGTACAGCAGTAACCATTGCTCCAGCCTTTAGCTCCATCACTAACAAGCCTACAACCCTTAGTGGTTACGGTATTACAGATGCACTGTCAAACGGTAATCAAAATCCAAATCTGGTACTCGCTGGCCCTTCCACTGGCAGTACTGCAGGAACACCAACTTTTAGAGCTTTAGTAGCTACTGATATACCAAACATAGATGCTACAAAAATAACCAGTGGAACACTCAGTTCAGCAAGACTACCTGCTTTTACAGGAGATGCTACCAGTACATCCGGTACGTCAGCTCTTACTCTTTCTAACTCAGGTGTTGTAGCCGGTACCTACAACTCTTCCACAGAAATCAGACCTTTTACAGTAGATGCTAAAGGCAGACTAACATCTGTCGGTACAGCAGTAACCATTGCCCCAGCCTTCAGCTCTATCACTAACAAGCCTACAACCCTTAGTGGTTACGGTATTACAGATGCACTGTCAAACGGTAATCAAAATCCAAATCTGGTACTCGCTGGACCATCTACTGGCAGTACTGCAGGAACACCAACTTTCAGAGCTTTAGTTGCTACTGATATACCAACACACAACCAAGATGCTTCAACTATAACCAGTGGAACACTCAGTTCAGCAAGACTACCTGCTTTTACAGGAGATGCTACCAGTACATCCGGTACGTCAGCTCTTACTCTTTCTAACTCAGGTGTTGTAGCCGGTACCTACAACTCTTCCACAGAAATCAGACCTTTTACAGTAGATGCTAAAGGCAGACTAACATCTGTCGGTACAGCAGTAACCATTGCCCCAGCCTTCAGCTCTATCACTAACAAGCCTACAACCCTTAGTGGTTACGGTATTACAGATGCACTGTCAAACGGTAATCAAAATCCAAATCTGGTACTCGCTGGCCCTTCCACTGGCAGTACTGCAGGAACACCAACTTTTAGAGCTTTAGTAGCTACTGATATACCAAGCATAGATGCTACAAAAATAACCAGTGGAACACTCAACGCACTGAGACTACCTGCTTTTACAGGAGATGCTACCAGTACATCCGGTACGTCTGCTCTTACTCTTTCTAACTCAGGTGTTACAGCCGGTACTTACAATTCTTCCACATCAATTACACCTTTTACAGTAGATGCTAAAGGTAGACTAACATCTGTCGGTACAGCAGTAACCATTGCTCCAGCCTTTAGCTCCATCACTAACAAGCCTACAACCCTTAGTGGTTACGGTATTACAGATGCACTGTCAAACGGTAATCAAAATCCAAATCTGGTACTCGCTGGCCCTTCCACTGGCAGTACTGCAGGAACACCAACTTTCAGAGCTTTAGTAGCTACTGATATACCAAACATAGATGCTACAAAAATAAACAGTGGAACACTCAGTTCAGCAAGACTACCTGCTTTTACAGGAGATGCTACCAGTACATCCGGTACGTCAGCTCTTACTCTTTCTAATTCAGGTGTTGTAGCCGGTACCTACAATTCTTCCACAGAAATCAGACCTTTTACAGTAGATACTAAAGGCAGACTAACATCTGTCGGTACAGCAGTAACCATTGCTCCAGCCTTTAGCTCCATCACTAACAAGCCTACAACCCTTAGTGGTTACGGTATTACTGATGCACTGTCGAACGGTAATCAGAACCCGAATCTAGTACTCGCTGGTCCTTCCACTGGCAGTACTGCAGGTACACCAACTTTCAGAGCTTTAGTTGCTACTGATATACCAACACACAACCAAGATGCTTCAACTATAAACAGTGGAACACTCAGTTCAGCAAGACTACCTGCTTTTACAGGAGATGCTACCAGTACATCCGGTACGTCAGCTCTTACTCTTTCTAATTCAGGTGTTGTAGCCGGTACCTACAATTCTTCCACAGAAATCAGACCTTTTACAGTAGATACTAAGGGCAGACTAACATCTGTCGGTACAGCAGTAACCATTGCTCCAGCCTTTAGCTCCATCACTAACAAGCCTACAACCCTTAGTGGTTACGGCATTACAGATGCACTAGCCTCCAACAGTGACCGACTAACCCCTTCTGGTGCCATCACTCAATTCGCTGGCGCGACACCCCCGGCTGGCTGGCTTAAGTGCAATGGTGACACCATACCCAATGGAACTGGCACAGTTCAAGGCGTCACTGCTAATTTTGCACCACTATATGCAGTCCTACAAAATACCTACGGCGCATTCGGTAAACTGCCCGACCTCCGTGGTGAATTCATCCGAGGCTGGGACGATGGTCGTGGCGTGGACAGTGGACGGGGACGCGGCACGTCACAAAGCGGACAGCTGGAGCAGCATGCTCACAGCATGAATCACGGGCACACGATTACAGACAATGGCCACGTTCATGCAGTCACCGACAATGGCCATAGTCATTCAGTCACCGACCCTGGCCATAGTCATAATATACAGCTATATAACACCGCTAATCAAATTATTTATGATGCCAACGGAGTCAACTTTTGGAATACTGTAGGTGAGAATACTCCTCAAAGTACCTCCGGTATCACAAGCTTCATACGAGGAACAGAGGCACTGCGGAGATTCTTGGCCCTTAAAGGTGCCGGTTCTGGCATTTCCATCAATACCAGCGGCACCGGTATTTCCATCGCTAACAGCGGCACCAGTATCTCGGTCAACGGCATGACCGGCAGTACAGGCACAGCAGGAGGAGCGACAGGCGCAGACGCCAACAGGCCGCGCAACATTGCGATGCTAGTCATTATCAAAATATGATGAATAACCAATTCATGTCCAGCGCACATGCCCCCCGAGACCGGAACCAGTAACCATGACTGTCCCTTTCCCTCCTTTGCGACCCTCCAACCGCTCTTTCACCAAGGGGCAATATCCGGTTAGGCGTCAACTATCCCCAGCAGGTACAGGTATATCGCGGCGCTTTGGCACTAGGCCTATTGATACAGTAATGTCCTTGGAATTTGCCAATATAACCGATGTAGATGCTGCTGCTATTGCTAGAGCTTACGACGATGCTGCAGGTTCTTACCACACGCTCTTACTCCCCCTTGAACTGTGGGCAGACTTAGGCGAGTCACTCCGTAATCAATTGAGCCCTGGAGATAGTCCTTTAGTGACTACCCCTACTTCTCTTACCACTAACGGGAAACTAGACACATGGTTCGGCTCTACTCTCGGCCCCCTTTCTGTATCGGGAGGCTTTGAATTTTGGTCATCACCATTAGCTGATAGATGGTTTGCCGCTACTTATATTGAACCGTCTAACTCACCTACCGGAACCTTTACGATTGAGAAAAAAATCTCCGGACCAACAGAACTCTCCAGTTTTACTGCCAATAACTATTTAAGATTTATCACCGGTCATACTATAGGTACTATTTCACTTAATAATCTAACAACTACTGCTTTCTCTTTCATCCTTCAGCAAATTGAAAATGCAAATACTGTACTTGGTTCCACGGTTACCTTATCCTTCAAAGCTAGAGCAAGTCAGAATAATACTAGAATTGTTTCTGAGAGCCAAATATTTAGTAGCAATAATTCCTTTTGGACTCCTACAATCTGTAAAACATTTAACTTATCTACATCTTGGCAGACATACACGCACATATACACCATGCCAACCTACGCCCAAGTATTAGGCGCTGCTTACAACCCCACTGCTGTTAATCCGACTTTAGCCAATCCTACTTATACACCCATTGGCGTAGGGGCTCTACCTCCTCGTTCTAGTTGGATGTTTCAAGTAGATATTAAAACTATGTGGTCTCTAGGTGAGTGGAGAAGAGCAGGCAACGCTTATCTAGGCCCACGTCCACCAGGATTTGAAAACACACAACAGACTGAATCCGAAATGAACGCAATGAATAATAGCTACATCAGTAATGGATATTACGACATTGCTGACATTCAGCTCATGCCTTCTAGTGCATATTCCTCACCTCTTTGGCGCTTCAGTCAATCACCTGTGTTTTCTAAAGGATCCAGACCGGGTTATAAAACAGTCACGGTTGAACTCATCGGAGATCCGGCATACTGAAATGGCAGTTACGTTCCCTTCTTTAAAACCGACAAACCGTACCGTCTCACAGGGTACTTATGCAGTCAAGATGTTCAAATTCATCACGGGACTAACGGCAGCACGTAGATACGGCACTTCACCGCATAGCGCCACCCTAGATCTTGAATACTCCAACATCACAGACGCCAACGCAAGTCTCCTTACAGCTGCATTTGACCAAGCCTACGGTACATTCGACTCCCTCACGCTGCCTAACGCCCTCTGGGACGACATCGAAGAGCCTCTACGCAGTCAATTAAAAGGCACATTCATATGGCGCTTTGCCCAGGCACCAACAGTGAATCAAAGTGCCGTACCCGGCTACAAATCCGTCAGCATCCAGCTGGAAGGTCAGCGTGACGGGTAGCTCTCCAATCCCCCCGAGCCCGTTAAACTTTATATAACGCATAGCGCCCGCGAACCATGGCGGTTCAGACAACTAAAAATGCGGCTTTATTCTGTGATGGCAATCAGGTAGGAAAAGTGGTATCCGCATCTTTAGACATCTCTTTGGAGGCCATGGAGACGACCACAGTTGAGAAATACTTCCGTACTTTTGTCCCTGGTATTAATAGCGCTACAGGCTCTGTCTCTGTACTTTACGACCCCGATGACACACAAGCCGTCGCTCTTCTCAATACGATAATCAGTGGGGCTTTGGTTACCTTAGTATTTGTCATTAATACTGTACTCAGCAAATCAATAACAGTTACAGCATTTGTGACCCAAGCAAGTATCCCATTCGCAGTTAGAGAAGCTGTAGTCATCTCCCTGTCTCTGCAAATAACAGGCACTATCACACCTGTTCTCTAATGGCTGTCATCGGACGTCACGGAATCTTACGGTTAAGCCCCCAGGCTGTACCGCCTAGTACTACTACACCTTACACGGGTTTTCGAACACAGATCAATCTTGTGGATTGGTCTCTTAACTTATCTCATAATGAAATTGATACTACAGCTATTGGCGAAGCATTTGGTGATGCTGTTAAATCCGGTGTTGTCAGCGGTGGCGGTTCTCTTAATTTCCTGGTTGAGCGTTCTCAAGCTAGTACCACAGAAGAAGACAGTACCCTTTTACTTGAACTGCTATTCCTAGCAAATCCAGGCGCCAATGCACTTGCTGAATTTTGGATGATACGAAATCGACCTACACTTAGCTGTAGCGTACTAGCCCCAGGTAGTTTGTACTATACCGCAGACATTCAGATTACGTCAACAGTAATCAACACCGCCGCTGACAACCTAATCAGTGGATCTGCAGAGTTCATTACTATCGGCGAGATCAGTCTTGTCGCAACCGGGGCTGCCACTCCCTGATCCCCTTTTTGCCTTAAAATTCTATGAGATTCCCGACACATGGCTGAGCCCCAATTCGACGAGCAACACCCCCCGACACATTGGCACTTGCTTGTCGAGCTACGTGTAATGCAGGAAAAGCTATCCTTTGTAAGTGGCGCAATAAACACTGCCTTAGAGACCCACAGCAATCTGAAAAAGGAAGTTGATCTCTTGAAAATCCGTGTCGCCCAAGGCGTTATCTTAGCAGTGACTGTAGCTATTGTCCTGCCTGTAGTAATCAATATGATGAACCCTCGTATTCACTTTGAATCACACTCAATAATAAAACCCAAATGAACCGCATACTTGGTATAGCAGCTCTGTTTGTAGTTTCCCTTAGGCTCGTCCTCGGGGGTCTGTATGTCGCTGATTGCAGGCAGGTCGGCGGTTCTCCCAAAGACTGTTGGGCTGAAGGCTACGAAATGTCCGGTTTCGAATCCCTCGGTCTCGCTGCAGGCGGCTTCTTAGCTGGATTCTGGACTCATAATCCTGCCCTAGATCGAAATTAGGCTGGCGCTCCCTCCGTAATCCATACAGCGCTAATCTGCTGCATGAGCATTCAGCCTGCGAATTACGATCTGCTGGTTCCTCAGAGAGCGTCCCTTGAGGAAACATTCCGCTTCCCTTATGACGGCACGGGATCTCAGATCTTCGCTTCAATCTACGATAATGAAAGACGCCGCCGTAAGTATCTCGATTTAGATGTCTTCTGGGTTAATAGACTGCAAGTAATCAATACATCAACTGTACGATCTACAGTCAAAATAAGCGCGTCTTGGGAAGATACGAGGGAAATTACTAAAGAAGGTTACTGGGACCTTTTGTGGGTATGGCCCGATGGCTCAAGAAACTACTTAGTCGAAGGTCGAGCTGTTCTCAACCTTAATGTTTCTGAAGCCTCATGACCGCTTTAACCATTGAAGTAATACAGACTGCTTTAACCATTGAAGTAATACAGGATGGGCCCGTCAAAATCGTAGAAGTTCTACACCCCGGGCCGCCGGGAATTAACGCCTACGCCCTAGCACCACTCATCGATGGTGGGGCAGCCGCGACCGTCTACGGAAATCCTAATACTGACGTGCTTGATGGTGGAGGTGCCGCATAATGGCCACCCGTATTCAAAAACGTAGAGATACTGCCGCGAACTGGGCTGCAGTAAACCCAGTCTTAGCCCAAGGAGAAGAAGGACTTGAGCTGGATACCAACAAAGAGAAAATCGGCAATGGCACTACCGCTTGGAACAGTCTCCCTTACAAAACACTTGGGGTCACCCCGAGTGCGATAGGCGCTGCCACTGCAGCTCAAGGAGCGAAGGCAGATTCTGCTGTACAACCTGCAGGCTTGACCAAGGCTGCTGTAGGCCTTGGAAACGTTGATAACACCAGCGATGTCAATAAGCCTGTCAGCACAGCACAGGCTGCTGCCTTGATAGCCCATGAAGCTGCAGCAGATCCACACCCCGGCTACCTGACAGCAGCTGAGGGTAACGCAGCTTACGCCACTGCAGCTCAAGGAGCGAAGGCAGATTCTGCTGTACAACCTGCAGGCTTGACTAAGGCTGCTGTAGGCCTTGGAAACGTAGATAACACCAGCGATGCTAACAAGCCTGTCAGCACAGCACAGGCTGCTGCTTTGATAGCCCATGAAGCTGCAGCAGATCCACACCCCGGCTACCTGACAGCAGCTGAAGGTAACGCGGTCTATGCCACGGTGGCACAGGGGGCGCTAGCGGTAACAGCAATTCAACCGGGCAATCCAGCGCTGAGTGATCCCAGGACACCCACAGCGCACAAGAGCAGCCATGCTGTTGGTGGATCCGATGCGCTGAGCCCTGCAGATATCGGCGCGGTTGGCACCAGTGACAGCAGGCTGAGCGACTCCAGGGAATGGAGCGCTCCAACAGCCACCGAAGCAGAGGCTGTACAGGGCACGTCTATGGAAAGACGCGCCTGGCCTCCAGTCCGAGTATTCCAAGCCATCGCAAGCTGGTGGAACGGCTCAGCAGCGAAGACGAAGCTCGATGGGATTCAGGACGGGGCCCAGGTGAATGTGGCCACCAACCTCAGCTATGACGCAGCGAGCCGTGAGGTGCGCAGCTCGACGGGTGATGATGCGACGTTGCCATTGGCGAGTACCACGGCGGCAGGCCTGGCGCCTGCTACCGGCACCCCAACCGGGAAGTATCTGAAAGATGATCTCACCTGGGCCCCAGTAAGCGCTGCCCCCGGTGGCAGCAGCGGCCAGGTTCAATTCAACAATGGCGGTACCTTTGGCGGGCTCAGCACCCTCACCGCTGATGGCTCGGGCAATCTCACGCTCTCGGCCCGGCTGATCAATGCCTTCAACGCTGCGGCCAGCGCACCGGCCAAGTTGTTCAGCGGGACGTGGTTCACGGGTGGCACGTCAACCACCACGAAGCCGCATCTGTTAATTGAGCCGGCGGGCACCAGCTCAACGCACTGGAACACGGCGGGGACGGGATGGGGGGTTAATGGTCCATCAAATTTCCTGGGTGATCTGGCGTGGCTTGGGGTGAACGGCGCTTCTTACGCAAGAATCACCGTATCGACATCAAATGTTTTTCTTGGGCAATCTGCAGGACAGAGTGTTACAAACTACACTAGCATTGTAGCCATTGGGCAAAATGCGTTCGGCAGCGCAAGTACTGCGGGCAATGGTATTATTGCCATCGGTGCAGCGACCTTAAGATACCTTTCCGTTACAAACGGATCTACTGAAGCTGTTGGACTTGGCTCAAATGCAGGCACCAGGATAACTGCAGCAACATCATCTGTGCTCTTGGGCGCATACGCAGGTCAAGGAAGCACTGCATTCAGCGCCCGGATTTCAAGAACAACTTGCGCAGGATTTGAGGCTGGCGCTGGATTTGATGCCACCACTCTTACAGACAATAGCTTTTTCGGATTTAGGGCGGGCTTTGCGGTTAGTAGCGGGAACCAAAATACCTTCTTGGGTTCAGGTGCGGGGTCTACAGTAACAACAGGATCAAACAATATCGCTATTGGATTTAATGCAGCACTTGATTCAATCACGACTAGCAATCAAATCAATATCGGCAATGTTTACTATCACGACAGGATCACTGGATCTAAAAGATTTACTGGAAATGTTGGATTTTATAATGCCACTCCAGTGGCTCAGCCTGCCGCCGTTGCCGATGCAACGGATGCTGCTAGCGCAATCACTCAGCTGAATGCGTTGCTTGCGAGACTACGTTCGTTGGGTCTAATCGCCACCTAAGCCATGACTGGAGACCCCCAATGAACAGCCTCACCATCACCCTCACTGACATCCGCGCCATCGACGGCTGGGTCGAGGCCAGCAATAGGGCAGGTTTGACGCCTGAGGCCATGGCCGCAGAGCTGCTGCAGCATCAGGGGTTGCGATATGCGGATATGTTTAAGATTGGGGTGCTCACATCTGCTGCATTCGTGCAGCGGTTTACAGCCACAGAATATGGCGACATCAGGGCAGCAGCTGAGCAAGTGGCTGAGGTGGCTTCCGCAATCGGAGAGCTGTTGGAGGAGCCGTTTGTGGTCTTAACGGATCCTCGAATTGCCCCCAGGCTGGCAATGTTTACAGCTGCGGGGCTACTGGGCCAGGGCAGAGCGGAAGAGCTTCAAGCGTGGGAGCATCCAACCCCGCAGGCGCCGGGGGAAGTATGACCCTGGCGGGGGTGGGTTAGACCCTCTTCGCTTCCTGTAGCACCGAGATATACACATTGCCCATCCCTATCAAAGGCATCAGCCTTTCTTTCAAATCCTGATTGTGCATACGAATACAACCCAGAGTCGCAAATAAACCTTGTCGGGGCATCCATGCTCCGGGCCAGCCACAAGCGCTTCCACCCCCATGCACCATAATCCCGTCTCGATACGGTCGACTATCCGGCCCTTCCTGCCCCTCTAACCCCACGAGATCGAGAGAGTACCAACCGTAAGCACACCTATCCCCTGTCATGAAACTAGAAGAAGGGTTTTTCTCATAATCTCTATAAATACCCTTCTTGTTAACTATGTACAATCCGGGCGGCGTATCTTCTCCGGTACGATGCCACTCAGCTTCTTTTCCCTGACCCCTGCATAAACACGGTACAGACCACAGTCTCATCCCTTTATGCGTGTACGCAGTAATAGTCTCATTTATATCATTAGCAATCAAATGGTGATCACCGGCTTTAAGCGGCGGCCTGATCTTCGGTCCCACCATGCCCGAAGGCCACACAGGAGCCGCGATAGTCACTGAAAACAACCCGTATAGGCCACTGTAGCGACCCATTCATGAACTGGTCGGCTACCATCGTTTGGTGTTGGAGAGCACAGCGCAACTGCCCCTCCTCGGATCACCCGCATAACCGAGTAACCATGACCATTGAACCAGAACAGTGGCGTCCTGTCATCGGCTGGGAAGCGCAATACGAAGTGAGCGACCTGGGACGGGTGCGGAGTTTGGACAGACTCATCCCGGCGGTGAACCGTGACGGCAGCCGACGGATGAACCGTCTCAAAGGACAGCTTCTTAAGGGCACACCTGACCGCGACGGTTACTTAAAGGTCAACCTACGTAACGGAACAGGAGCTGTGAGCACTCGAATGATCCACACCCTGGTGCTAGAGGCCTGGATAGGCCCCCGGCCCCTCAAGCACGACGTTTGTCACGGTGCTGGTGGCACCTCTGACAACAGCCTGGCAAATCTCCGGTACGACACCCGTTCGGCCAACGAGGCGGACAAGAGACGGTGGCCCCAGAGACGCTCTGCTTAAATGACCCCATCAAAGGGGGCCTCCACCATGCCAGTTTTAAGCCAACCCCAGGAGACCACCCCCCAAGATCCCAGTTCGGGGCGTAGCGCAGCTTGGTAGCGCACCACTTTGGGGTAGTGATTGCCCCTTGACAATCCACTAGACTCTAAGCCCTGACTGCCACTCAAAACGCAGTCAGGGCTTTTGTTTTTCGAGGAAACGGGTTCGACTCTTTAAGCCTACGTAGGTCTGTTTAGGCCTATCTACACCACAGTTTTATGCCAGATTTAAGCCAAGCCCCCGAGCTCGTGGGCGCCAATGCCCGCCTGAAAGCATCCAAGCTGAAATGCTCCATTCAGCAGCGCGGTAGTTCCTACGTACTGATCGCCACCTTGCCTCTGCGCGACGGTTCAGGACGCAAGCAACAGCGCATCAACCTGGGATCGCTCACAGTTATGGAGGCAGAACGCAAGGCCCTCGAACTCGGACATCAGCTCCGCTCACACTCATTCGACTGGCATCTCTGGGAAGGTCCAAAGACCCTCGCCGCCATTTCAGATGCCGACTTTCACGCAGCTGCAGTCCGCCTCCACGCCACCAAATACCGCCACTCCCCCGAGCGCGGCTCCACTGCCTGGGCCAAGAAATGGGCCCCAGCCCTCCGCAAGCTGCCCCAGGGCCCTGTTACCGAAGCGATCCTCCTCCGCACTGTGCGGCGCCTCCCTGATGGCTCTGCAGCCCGCCGCGATCAGGGAAACATCCTGGCCCAGGTGGCTCGTTCCCTGGGGATTCCCGACGCCGCCCTGCTGGCAGCCTGCCGGGGCTACGGGGCAGCCTCCCTGCGTCCCCGGGACATCCCCTCCGATCCCGAGATCGAAGCCGCCTGGAGCTCCCTGCGCCTTCCGCACTGGCGATGGACCTGGGGCATGTGCGCCGCCTACGGCCTGAGGCCCCACGAGTGCGCAGAGCTCACCTGGCTGGATGACGATTGGATTGAAATCGCGGATGCCACGAAGACCGGCTCCCGGCGTGTGACCCCCTGCCCAAGTGCCTGGGTGCAGCTCTGGGGCCTGCGGGAGCTGCAGCGGCCTACCCAGTCTTCACAAACCTTAAGCAAAGCTTTCGCTGATGCTCTCACCCGAGACCGCGTCAGCACCAAGCCGTACTCTTTGCGTCACGCCTACGCCCTCAGGTTGCTGAGCAGGGGCGTCTCTGCAGATCTGGCTGCCCGCCTGATGGGCCACAGCCTGGCCGTCCATCAGCAGACCTACCAGCGGTGGATCGAAGCTGACCGGATTCAGAAAGCTATGCAAGGCTGTTCGCTTTAGGGTATAGTTCAACCAGTTTAGGCCTACACAGGCCCAATCAGACCGATGCCACTGAGCCTGTTGCCCGATGCCGACGAGCGTTCCGAGCTGTTGTATCGCCTCACACGTATTGAGGCTGTACTAGACAGCCTGGTGCGAGCCCAAGAAAAACATTCCGAATGGATTGATTCTGAAGCGTTCTGCAAACAAGTCGGAATCGCTCCAAAGCAACTGACTTATTACATGTCAAAGGGGACACCGGGCGGTGATGCAGTACGGAACATCGGCACGGTTGCGCGGCCTCGGTATCGGTTCCATCGCGTGAAGGCCGTTGACCAGTTCCTGAATAGGGGTCTGCATAACCGATAAGTTGAGTGTGCAAAAGACCCCGACGCTCAGAGCTTGGAGATAGAAAGTATTGCTATGTACTTAGGATCAAAAAATGTAAGCGAGTTCTTTAATGCAATCTGCTGGGACAGTCTTATTCTTAAGTCATCAAGCCACCCTTCTTGTTCTGGATTCTCTAATTCCAGTAAGCAATCAGAATATCCGTAAATATCATCAGTTGAAACAAAACAGCAAACATGATAAAGATTGTTAGCCCTCATTATCTACACCCTCGCTAAAGTCACACCAGCCGCCTGATTCTGGTACTTCCCCTGACCGTAGGGCTTCAGACAGGGCTCACCTCGGAAGAACAGCGCCTGGCAAATACCTTCCATAGCGTAGATCCGCACATCAGCGTCGGCTGAATTGCTGATTTCTAAGGTCAGGTGACCTTCCCAACCCGCTTCAGCAGGTGTCGTATTTACGATAATGCCACAACGTGCATACGTGCTTTTACCGATAAATAGCACCGTAATATCTTCGGGAATCTTCAAGTAGTCATACACATAAGCCAAGCTGTATGAGTGATGCCTTGCGATGAAAAAACTACCATCTTCATCGGTATGCAGTGGGTCATCCTCCAGATTCTTTGAATTAAACCGCTTCGGATTTATGACCGTCCCCGGGATATGGCGGAAGCTTTTGAACTGATCCGGAGCCAACCGCAAGTCGTAGCCGTAAGAACTGGCACCGAAACTGATTGCTGCGATGTCATCAACCTTTCGTATCTTCTCGGGGACGAAAGGTGTAATCATACCCGCTTCCGCCAGTTCGCGAATTTGCAAGTCATTCAGAAGCATTGCTTTTACCTACATTTGTACTACGTGTGTACTGCGCTAAACGGGCTGAAGCCCGCGCTCGCTTTTTACCCAAGTTCCAATCGTAAAAGAACTGAGCATCATCAACGAGGCGGACTAACAACCCGTTTGGCAGCTTACGAGCTATTACAGTTAAGCGGTGCAATAGCTCGTTTCTGTGATCAACGCTCACGCAGCAACGGCTTCGAGTTCCGCTTCTTTTTTCTTGAACCGGCCCTTGGAATCCCGAGGCTCGACTTCAGCCGCCCGTTGGAGGAGCACTACCCGAACTTCGCCAGGAGAGACAACAATCTGCAGTTTGTCACCGGGATCGAAGCCTGCGTCCTCTGTGTAGGTCTTGCCCAGCAGCATCACACCATTCGTGTGAACAGTTGTGACATACTGTGCTGCTTTGCCCCTGTTCCGATTCGGATCAGCACCGACTTTCAGATCCTTAGCAGCGAGCAGCTGCGTCATGAAGCTCTTCTTCAGCACTTGCGGCTTTCCTGAAGTGGTCGTCCGCACGTACCCAGCTCCGCTAGCTAAGTCAGTTTCAGAAATGCCAGGGTTGGCTTGGACAAATGAAACCAGTTCGTCGCCTGTCAGCATTGGAATGAAAGGAATGCGTTTTTAGCCTAACCCGTGCTGTGGGAAAAAGCAACCAAACCAGAACAGGTCATTTTGCGTCAGCCCAAGTAGCCCCCTTGGACACCTCGGCCACGATGGGCACTTTCTCGCAGATCGATGCCCCCGCCCTCTCCATACATTCCCGCAGGCGCTCGCTCCAGTAGTCAGCAAACCTAGTCTCAACCTC